TTGGTGCTTAGCACAGCTCGGACGTGTTATGGTCCTTTTGCAAAGACCGACCGTTATAGAGGAACACTTCTTCAAAGCGTGGCGGACGGAAAGTCGTTGGAAGGTGGGCGGTGCGCTCACCTCAACGCACAGTCTGCACGAGTTTGCCACCCATGGGTGGATCCCTAGAAATACGGGTCTACTCGGCTGGTTCACTCGTCGCAGACAGATTCCAACCGCGTAGGGGGGCCCCGTCCATAGGGTTGCGATCTGCGGTAAAGGTAAGTGCCTTAACAAGCTCAAGCCTAACTGCAAACTCTCCAGATCGCTACCCTTGGATGAGGGTCTCCAACATGAGCGACGCATTGGGTACTTGGCAGTGCCCGACTTGCCAATAGTATATCCGATGTTCGCTCATCATGACTGCATACACAACCAGTTGATTGCCTTTCACAACCGGGTATGCGGACGCGTCCCAGAAGCTGACCCCTTGCAGATGAAGGGGTTGAGGAAATACATGGCGAGGCTAGCGCGCAGTTTGCCGCAGGCCACGCCGTGGACCCTGGATGAGGTCGTGGACAGCTACCACGGCCCAAAACGCACCCGCTATAGTATGGCAGCACATGAGTATCGCGCTCATGGACTGGCGAAAACGCAAGCAAACGTCAGTATGTTCGTTAAATGCGACAAGATCCGGTATCAGGAGACGAAACAAAATCCTGATCCTCGTGCAATTCAGTTCCGTAACCCTGTTTTTGCTGTCAATCTGGCTAGGTTCATTAAGCCGATTGAGGACGTTGTTTACCGGTTGAGGGGCAACCGATTGAACAATTGTCCGCCCACACCGGTGTTTGGAAAGAGTCTCGACTCAGTGGCTAGAGCTAAGCTACTGCAGGAGAAGCTCCGGGCGTTTAAAGCGCCCGTGGTACTCTCGTTGGATGCGAGTAGATTTGACCAGCATTTTGGTGTTATGCACCTTCAATGTTTGCACATGTTCTACTTGATCCTCATTCGAAGTGCCTTCTTCCAGATGCTGTTGTCGTGGGTCATCGTTAACAAGGTTAGGTCATCGAAAGGTTTGAAGTACACTGCCACCGGCGGACGAATGTCCGGTGACATGGACACAGCTCTTGGGGCGTGTCTCCTGATGTTTAGCATGCTCGGTTACATGTTCGAAGGTCTCACTGTACATTGGGACTGTTTGGACGACGGAGATGACATATTGCTAATTCTGGAAAGTACTGATTACGGTTCGATTGTGACCAAGGAAATGATAGAGTCCCACTTCCTTTCGCTGGGTCAGGAGATCAAAGTGGAGAACGTCGCTTTCGATATGGAAAGTATAGTATGGTGTCAGGCCTCGCCTGTTTGGGTGTGTGGACGCTACAAGTTCACGCGTAATCCCGCCAAAGTGCTCTCGGGAGCATTGGTCGGGCCCAAGTGGGTGCAGATGAAGAGCGAGCGATCACGCCGCGCTCTCGCCAACACCATCGGCCTGTGCGAGGCGCACCTGAATAAGGGTGTGCCAATACTCCAGGCCTTTGCTCACGCTATCATACGAAATGCGAACACCAAACGACAAGTGCGTCTAGCTCATTCAGACTCACTTATCTACAAGGTGAGGCACGAACTCGGGAAGTCATGGCTAGACACCATACCTACGGTGGAAGCTGTGCCGGTTGATGACGAATCGCGTTTGAGCTTCATGCGCGCATTCGGAATATCTATTACCGAACAACTTGAATACGAGCGTTTCTTCGAAACTTGGGAGATCAATTTCGGAGAGCCCGTGCTGCAGGGCCCCCCAGTGGACGTGACCACTTGGGAGTGGCAAGCATTCAATGATGAGCGGTATTAGATTTTTCAGCCGTATCACTGACCACCATGTCGTTAAACTGGAACACACCTTTGTGTATAACTGGGTCTTAGTGGGTGGACGATCACCCACCCGGTGCCTGGGTATGCAGCAGGGCATGATGAAGTTGTATTTTCGGATACGTGAGTTAGGCTGATCCCTCTCTCGAGAGGTTGCTGGTCACAGTAACCCCTCATGAGTAAGGGGTTGGTTCTCTCCACGGGGGCAGCAGCTGCGGTTACAGCTGCCGTCCGTCCTTCCTGATGGTCCGTTCATGGGACCAGAAAATTTAACTTCATCTGCCCGCCGGTTCAAAACTGCCCAATGTGCTCTGCGAGGAGCTTAAACTCGCATGGGGTTCACCGTACAACGTGCCCAAAACGGTGGTCAGACCAGACCTTAATACTTCCGTGCTAAACAAAATGCCGAGAGACTGCACGGAGCAGCCATACGGTTACGGTGGATGTACAGTCCGCGTAGTTGTCCGCGGATCCCATACAGACAACAACAACAACAACAAACTACAACAGCGAATGCAATGGCCGGATCTTCTAAGACTATTGCTAATAATCGTTCTACTCGCACTGCTGGTGGCAATGCGAAAGGCCGGAAGGCCAAGCGAGGAGATGGTGGAATCTCTCCTCCTACGGCTTATAGCTCCGGGGGGGTCTACACAGGTCCATCGATCAATGGAGGACCTCGTGGTCAGACTCGTTTCTCCCACACGGAGTTCGTCGCAGATGTTGGCGGAACCATCAACGGAATCGTTAACGTCCTCACCATCAACCCAGCCGCTACAGCCACGTTCCCTTGGCTGTCTCGAATCGCCCAGGGATTCGAGCTCTACCGGTTCAAACGGCTCCGCATCGACTATACCCCCAGTGTCTCCACGACCTCGGCAGGTATCGTCGTCGGTGCCTTCGAATTCGACGGTAACGATGCTCTCCCAACATCGAAACAGCAGCTGAGTGCCATGGACGGTTCCCGTAGGGTCAACGTGTGGGGCAAACAGTCATTTCCAATGGCTTGCCCCGCCGGTTGGTACTATACTGGAACTGTCGTCACTCCCGGCTCTACCGGTGATGTCCGTTTGACGGATGTTGCCCGGTTCATACTGGGGGTGTTTGGCACGGCGGTGGTGATGTCGCCTGGTGAACTCTCCGTGTCCTACGACGTTGAGTTCGCCAAACCCGACATGGGCATTAACTATGCCTCGGAAAGGGTCACTTTTAGCTCGTCGAGCCTTGCCAATTTATCGGGCTCGCATGTGGACATCGGCGACGACATCTTTGATGCTTCGTCTCCCTCTTCAGGGACGCTGAACCTGAATGTCAAATTGAGTGGTAACTACCTATTCAATTTTGTCACGACGGCGACTGCCTCATCCCCTGTCGGGAGTGTGTTCGCAAGCTTTAACTTGACCCGAGCCGGATCGACTTCCCCGATCGGCAACGAGTCATCGACTTCCTATGTTTCCGCGGGCGCCACGTTCTACGGTATCACTACCTTTTGGGGTAATTTTGCCGTGGGCGATGTCATTACGCTCGTGGCCGCCACAGCCGTCACCTCCCTCATGATAAACAGAGGGAGAATCGCCACCTATAAGGCGATTGGTGAGTAGAACATTGTAGTTAATAAATGGGGCCCCTAAGTGAGTAGTCGACTCCGCCCGTTCCGGTTAAAACACTGATTTTATCAGGGGAATTGTTTCCTCGGTTACTAATCAGGACCCTCGGCAAGAGGCGCGTGTGCTATCTGTGGTTGGGGAAATCCCTCCACGGGCACGTATACCCAGCCGTGTTGACAGGACAGCCTGTCCTCTGGGCCCCTAAGTGAGTACCCAACTCCGCCCATACCGGTGCAACATGGGGTGTGGTAAACCGTGCACTAGACACGTACACCGCACGGCGTTGCGAGATGGGGTTAAGTCCGCCCCACGTCCATTGTCAACAGGCCAGGTGGCCCAACACCTGTATAGTGGTAGTTCCACTGGCGCGAAGGGGGGGGGCCCCCTTCCGTCCCATCTCCCCATGAGTTACACCAATCTTGTTGAATAAAATTGGGAGACCGGGCTTGATAACCCCGGTCGATCTCCGTCGACATTTGACGACCCATCCGGTTCGACAGTTGCGCTGACTCTTATACTGGTAGGCTACGGCCGGTCAGTGGCGGAATGTGCGTTGGGAATCGGTGTCAAGGGGAATGATCATCTAGGAGAGCGAACACAATGCCGAACTTCCGCGAGGAAGATTGCCGCGGCAACGTGAACCAACGGCTATACTGTTGGTGCTGATGGCGTAGTCGATCGCCTGACGCTTAGTGTCAATTATCTTGACTAGAAGGGGCCCCCGCAAGGGTGGTC